CAGGCGTACCCAAAAGGTAGTCAATTACTTCTATCATCAAAAGTTGCCGATAGTAAGTACGTCGAAAAACAAATTATGAAAACATTTAAACAAAAATTTAAACAGAGAATCGATATTGGGTCAGAATATTTTGAAGGAATTATCATTACAATGCAAAAAGAGTTTATTGACATCGTTGAATCAGTGCAACAAACATCAACCAGTCAATACCCTATCTTACCCTTTTTAATGCCAGTTCCTGAACAAGAATCTAAAAAACATTCATTACGGCAACTTCTGCCACAAAATAAAATGCCAGCTAACACATCGTATAGAATGCATACGTGTGAGTGTGGTTTCGTAAGTTCAAAAAAATTCAATTTAGTTCGTCATCTGCAATCGAAAGCTCATGTGCTGAACATGTCATTTCCAGCAGTGAATAATGCGAATGGAAATTATGAGTGTACATTGTGTCAGTTTGTAACGAATCATAAGGGTCATTATCGTGAACATGTGCAGTCGAGAAAACATGCCACTGCAGTTCAATCGAATTCTGTTTCGTCTTCCGTGTCAGCAGCAGCAGATGTTATGTCCATGATATTAAAGCAGCAAGAAAACACGCAAATTCAAATTGGTATGATCATGAAACACCATGAAACGACACAACAACAAAACACGGATTTGATTCACCAAAACACCGAATTGGTGAAAGCCTTGCTTGCGGATCGCGCAACTCAACCACAAAATGTCATGCTTGAAAATAGTCAAAATACCACCATTACGAACAACAAAAGTTTTAACCTACAGTTTTTCTTAAACGAAGAGTGCAAAAATGCCATGAATTTTTCCGATTTCATAAAAACTGTTTCCGTTACAATAGAAGACATTGAACATTTGGGAGAAGTGGGTTACACGCAAGGCATGTCAAAGATTATTACCAAGGCATTGTCCGAGACCAAAGTCCGACCGATGCATTGTACAGATACGAAACGCGAAACAATATACGTGAAAGAGAATGACGCTTGGCACAAGGACTCGGATTGCGAAGAATCGAAGCGTTTAATCGAAAACATTGCACGGGAAAATTACAAGGCGCTTGCCGAATGGCGAGTGAATCATCCCGAGCACGTCGTACATGACACAGAAGATCACGAGGCGTGGTATCGCATCAGTCGCAACATGTGCAACACGGATCCATCTGCTTTGAAGAAATTGATTCGACACCTCGCCATGGTAACTGCGGTTGAAAAAGATTTGCCTGGATATGGGGCGACTGCTGGTTTTCTTCATAAATAATGCAATTGCGGTGGACCCGAGGGCCATTCCGCGTAAGGAATGGCCTTGGTGGTCGGGCGTTCGAGGGACAACAACGTCTGCAGTGCTTCGTGGCGTCGTTCGAGAGGGCGTTTGAGTTTGGATTTGCGCGACAATTGTTTCCAGCGCCACTCGAATTGCAAGGCCGCGATCCAGTCGGGAAAGCCGCTGACGTACACCACACGTCGCCACGTTTCTCCGTGTTGGACGCGCATGGTGGTGGCATGGGCTCCTCCCACGAGTTGGCCATTGTGCTGGCGCAAGCGGTGATCCACATCCATGGTGGCGCCTACATACGTCGCTCCGCTGGGCGAGGCTTCCAACAAGTACACGTAACTGGGACGCGGTGGTGGTGTTTTGGGGAGGGTGAGGTGGTCTTGTTCCTCCATGCGTGTCTCTGCTCTGGTGGTGGTTATGTATGTGGCCATGGAAAAAAAAATATGGCCAAAACCATTTAGAAATGAAATTTTCTGAGATGGACAAACAAACAAACAAACACATGAAACCCTCGAGTTTTTCCACCATTTGTACATCCACATGTGCACACGAGCTCGTTGGCTTACTCTTGTCGCTGTCGGTGCATCATCCGCATGCAAAAGTATACATCATGTGTGACACCGAAACGAAACTAAAGATGCATCAGATTACGCCCACGCCGCGTTTGGAATGCATTTGGATTGTCACCTTGGATCCCTTTGCGGGGATGAATCGTCAGGACATGACTGCCGCGGGTATCTGGTCCGACTTTCAAATGAGCAAAGCCAGGATTATTCTCAAAGCATTGGAAATCGAACCGGACACTCTATTTTTGGATTCTGACATTCTTGTGACGGACGTGATTGACGACATTGACGCATCCAAGGAGTTGGGCGTGTCGCCGCAGTTTATTGCCAAGGAGCATTTGGATCGCACAGGGTTTTACAATGGCGGCATGTTATGGACGCGCCTTGCCGCGGTGGCCGAGGATTGGATCGAATTTACCAAAACATCGCGTTATTTTGATCAAGCGTCGATTGAAGATTTGGCCCAGAAGTATGACCACTTTGAATTTGGTGAAAATTACAATTTGCAGTGTTGGAGGTTATACTATTCCGATGACAAGAGGATTGCATCCCACATCACATCCATTCCGCAACAGGGAGTGTTTTACAAAAACCGCCGATTGAAATTTATTCACACTCATTTCTTGGATAAAAATTTCGAATCCTTCAATCAATTGTTGATCCAACATTTCCAGCAGGCTCGGGACTACAAAACATTGGCCATTGTTTATCGGGTGATTCACGGCAAATGGATCTTGCGCATTCCCAAACAGCCGTTGCCGGGCATGGCGCATCATACCAACGACAGTTACCGGGAGATGCCCATCTTGTTAAAACTCGCAAATCGCGACGTGGATGTCCACTTTGATCCCCATACCATTCATTGTTGGATCGAACCCACTTTGTTGACCTATGACCGCGACACTCTGCAGTGGTGCAACGAAGAAACGGCCAATGCGTCGCTCTTCTTACTGGCGAATGGCGACGTCGAGGTGGAGGGCAAGCAACTGCAAGGCCATTTGCCGCAGTTGACCGTTCAGCCGTGGATTTATTGGCCACGCCGTCCGATGCTTGTCGAGAAATTGTTGAAAACGCAAGGAATTCTTGATTTTTCGAGTCGAACCACGACGAGTATTTTCATCGGAAATTTTGAAAACAGTGTGCAAGAAAGGTATCGCCAAGGCAGCTGGGGCAGCGCGATCGAAGAGTTTCACTGTACCCGAGGGAGCGTCCACAAATTCACACACGAAGAGTACTTGATGCGTCTGCGCGGGGCCAAGTATGGTCTCTGTTTGCGCGGATACGGCAGCAAATGTCATCGGGAAATTGAGCTCATGGCGTTTGGAACGGTGCCGATCGTGACCCCGGAAGTGTGCGTCAGTTCGTACACGGAACCGCTGCAGGAAAATACGCATTTCCTGAGAGCCTCTTCGCCGGAAGAAGTTCACCAGAGAATTGCGGAAACGTCGGAGGAAACGTGGGTGCGCATGTCGCGAGCATGCTCCGAGTGGTATCTCCGCAACGTGCACAGTCGACATTGTTGGGAAAATATGATGGCGCGCATTCTGTATGGCTGAGAGTACGTTGGAAGACGTCTTGAGATGAGATCTCAAGGTTTTTCAAGGAAAAAGGATTTAAAGACGTGGGCGGGGTAGTCTATGTATCGCAAACAGCACATTTCCTCTATCAAAAATAGAAAAAGCCGCATGTTTTTTTCAAAAAAACATGACCCTGGATTGCGCGATACAGTGGGTGATGGGTTTGGGGTTGGTCATTGACCACGACGAACCACGACGTGTGTCGTGGCTATGTCGTTGGTTTAAAATGGATTTGATTTTTTATGACGTCTTTGCAAACCAAGCCGTTATAAAAAGAAAATGTGGTTGGAAACGCGGATGAAGGAAAACACGTTTACGTTGGTGACGACGCCCGAATTGCCCTCTACCATTTCGGTCATTTCGTTGCTGGTCGATGCGCAGGGCAATTTGATGGATCGTTGTCCATCGATTGTCGATGTGAATGGCGATGGCGTCGTGCCCGAATCGGTGGTGATGGGTATGATTCATGCGCAACGGCATCAACGACCGGACAAGAGACGCTTTCAATTGGCCGACATTGTGACCTATTTTGTTCCCGTGACATTGACCTTGTTGGACTGGACGCGATCTTCTACGTTGGTGGACAACGACGGATCATGGATGAAGACCTTGCCCGCGATTCCGATGGACATTGTCGTGCCCCCTTCGTTGTTCATCTTTCATTCGATTCAATGCATTTGGCTCATCTTTCGAGAAGAAGTGTGTGTGGGCCATACTTCGACGGCCTCTTTGTCGCCATCCTTGTCGCCGCCTTTAGCCATTTCGATTTTGAAAAAGCCGCCGCAGGGATCGGCGGCGGCGGCGGCGGCGACCAAGTCCAACAAGAAACACGTGCGCATTAGTCAAGAGCTGCCGCGCTACAAATCCATGTTGTTGCCCAAACGCAAGATGACGATGAAACGCAACCCGACCTCGTAAGGTCTGGTTCAACGCAACCAGTTAATAGTGTAAAATTCATCATCATTCTGATACGGATTACAGAATAATTTTGCGCGTGACGTTGTTGTTGTTGTGGGACGATGACGACGATCGGGACCATGAAAAGGTTTTTCCGCCTTTTTTTTCGTCGTTGTGGGGTTGCGGCTGCGGCTGCGGCTGCGGCTCTTCCTCCTCTGTTTTGAATCGGTACTTGCTGTCGACAAAGGCCACCGTTTTGTGGTTCATCGTAAAGACTTTGCCGCCGTGTTTCGTGGGGTCATAATGGTGAATGTACTTTTTGCAGAGTTCGCGATCGCGTTGTTCGTTTGCTGATTTCCCGCGCAAATTCGACATGTGCACGTCAAAGATGTTGCGTTGGTCCTTGTTGGTCGGGAGCATGGTATAGAAATCAAACGGATCAGGCGCGCCGGGATCGTTCTTGTACGTTTCCGTCAGCAGTTTGCCGGCAGCCTTGTCCCGGGCATTGCGCGCGCCGTATTTGGTCCAGTGCCCGATGGGGAAATGAAGTTTCGGGGGTTGAATATTCTCCACCTCGAGGACTTTGTCGGCCAAGAGAATGTACAAGACATCGAGGTTGCGTTTTGTGGCTTCGATGAACAATCCACCACTCTTGGATGTTTGTTCAAATGCAGTCTTGTACTGGGAAAACGCATTGCCCGAAATGGTAAATTGAAACGTGATCAAGGGAAATCTTGATGCTGCTGGACCCACACCGCCAACGCCGCCCCCAAAGCCACCGTATTTGATGTTGTTGTCTGGTTGTTGTTGTTGTTCTTTGTACCAGTAGCTGTGTCGATTTTCTTTTTTAACGAGCTGCTCCACCAACGCCGGCGTCGGGGGCCAGCACCGGGTTTGGATTTGAAATGGCGTGTCCTGTCCCTGTCCGTCTTTGTACTTCATCGGATCGGTCGACGTCGTCATTTCGTACGATTGGTCACTCAATTTCGCGGTACACTGTACGGCGTACGTGTCCATGTCCCACAGAGAATAGGTGTCCAGGGTGCCCCACCACGATTGATTGAGTTTTTCCGAAAACGGTTCTTTGAAACAGTGGAACCAATCGAGAGTGTCGATCAAATTCGTCGCCGTGGTCATGAGGAAATTGGCCGAGCACATTTCTTCAAATGCGTCGTTGGCACAGACGACGATTAAAAAGGTGACGCTATTGAGCGCGGAGCCCACAAATGGGACTTTTTGCAATTCCATCATGTTCAACATTAATTTGGTGGCTTCCAATCCATTTCGAATCACCTCTTGGCCTTTCGGAATCATTGTCGTGGGACCGTAGAGACGAAACTGGCGCAGCAATTGTGTGGCGATTTCTTGCGTGGTGATTTGTTGGGTGTCCACTTCGGCCGTCATTACGAACAATTGGATTTGACGACACATTTTTTGTTTCACGGTTTTCAAGGCCAGCAGCAACGCTGTCATCAAGTACTGATTCTTGGCAATAAAATAAAAGGCATCGATGCCAAACAAGGCGGAAGAATGGGTCGTCACTAGGATCGTGGACAGGGCGGCATTCACGACGCCCTTTTTACTGAAAAAGCCTTGTTCTCCGAACCATTCGCGTTGTTGATTCCATAACTTGTTTTGTTTGTGTTTTTCCCGCGCTTCTTTCGGCATGAGCTGTTCGACCATGTTTCTTACACTGCGCCGCAAGGCAACGATGCTTTTCAAGTACAGCGTCATGATGACGCCCGTGTTTTCCGCGATGCGTTCGTCCAAGGCATCCGACAGGTTTTTCTGGAATAGTCCGAGTTGGCCAGTGACGTCAATCCCGGTCAGGTCTTTGATTTTCTCGCTGGCCTGTTTCGCCAGAACCGCAGTGACGGAAT